CGTAGAAACAATAGAGTTGATGTTTAATTCTGGTTGAACCTCTAATTCAATAACTCTAGAAACAGAAGTCTGGAAGTCTGCTGGAGCGATAACTTGAGTTTGTGTCTTACTCTCAGCAGTTATTCCAAATTTAACATCAACAATCTGATATTCGGATTCAACTGCAGCAACTCCACCAAACGCAACAGAAACTGGATCTGGAATTTGACGTAAGAATGTTCCTGCCGCCCAGAATTGTGCCGTTGTGTTATTTTGTGCTCTTTGTACCTTGAGGAAACGATCATTCAGCTTACGCATGTAGCGAACAACTTCATTTCCAATCAGCAGATAACCATTAGACTTAAACTTAGTTGTATCTGAAATATAAACAATAGTATCTGTAAGACCGAGATCAACATCAAGATATGCGCCAACTTCATAGTAATTGATATTTGACAAGGCATCATTCTGCAGTAAGACATCTACAGTAGTGGTTATTTGTCTGCTGGCAGTTACAATAGAGTTTGAAATAATGTCTGCAACACGACCAGAAATTTGTGAGATATACTGATTGGTAGCAGTAAATAGATCAATTACCGCAACTCCATCTGGATTTGGTCTATTTGAATAAATTTCTCTTGAAATGACACCAATCAATTCATTTTGTCTTATTAATTGAAGTTCTTCTTCAATATCAATACTGACTCTTTTTGGACTATCTGCCACAACAGCACTTGTAGCAAATCCAACTGGAATTGGAAGACTAAGTGTGTCTATTGTAGATGTAACAATCATTCCAGCATGTTCAATGTATGGATTGATTCCTACGCGAATTAGTGATACACCAATGTCTCTCTCATTAAGAATTTCGTATCTTCTAGCAACAACAACCTTTGGTGCCTTGGTGTATCCAGAACCTCCATCAATAAGATCAACACTAATAACTTGACCCTTGCTTACTATTACTTCGGCTCTTGCACCACCACCATCTCCATTTTCTGGAACAAATTCAAGAACTGGTGGTGTAAAATATTGATATGCTGTTGGTTGAGTCAGTGGATCCCAGCTGCGCTGGTTCCATGATAAAGAAACAACACTACCATTTTCAATAGTTGCAACAACACTGAGACCTTCTCCACGAGTAATACCATTATAAGTCTCTACTTCAACCGATCCATATATGTCATCAGATAGTTGCTCTCCATCTCTACCATCCTTTGATGTAGTTTTTTGTGGAAGAACTTTGATACTTCTAAATTTATCTTCTCCTTCTACGCGAATCTTATCTCCATTAGATAGACTTACGAAAGGATTTTTATGGAATCTTCTGAAGAAAGTGCCATACCAATAAGCATCTTCACTTGAGAGAACCTTTCTTCCAAATTCATCAACTTCTAATGTCAAAGTTGCATTTGAAAATTCTGAAGTTGGAAGTGTGAATTTTCTTGAATATCTACCTTCAACAGCAAATACAAGATCTAGTCCAGGAATAATAGTTGCGTTCTGAGATCTTACAACATCAAACTTAATTTGAGACGAAGTTTTATATGGATTTGTAAGTTTTCCGATTATATTATAAGTTCCATCTGGTCTTTGTTGCCAGCAATGAACCCCAAATCCAGAAAGATTTCCCATCCATCTATAGCTCAAATAATCGTCAATTAATGCCGAACTAGACTCTATAATAAGAGTACCAGTAGCAAAATAGGTATCTGGAGCAAAATCATAGATGTTTAGAATCTGACCAACATCTCTACCATAGAGATATCTCATATCAATCTTCATTTCCTTCTTAATAGGAACATTGAAATAGATATTTGGACCAGAAACGGTGTAGCTATACCCTTCTCTCTGTAGAACACCATCTAGGAAGACATATAGATATTCCTTCTCTTCAACACTTTGAACTGTTTTGTCCTCTACATCGAGAATCAGGAATGGTCCAGTCTTAATACCATTGACAAGATTATAGTCAATTGTCAATCTCTTGTAGTTACCAACACCAATTCCTACTACTTTCTCCACAGCAGTTGGTTCTCCAATGCTCTTAGCACCAAAGTCTTGGTCCCAAATAGGAGCAACATCAAAGACTAGTTTGTTTGGAATGGTAGTTCTATCAATATAATATGCGTCACCACCTGGGTATTCTGCATTGTACTTAGGTCTTTGAAGAACAGCATTGATCATTAAGAATAGATCTTCATCTTCTTCCGTAGAAACTTCGGTATTGTCATCCCAGTACAACTCAAATACTTTGTTTTCTCCATCAACATAATCTGGAAGAGTTTTTGCAACCAATAGTTCTGCAAGAACATCATCAACATTAGCATAGAGAGAATCAATTGCAGAGACAACATCATCACACTCTCCTGCTCCTGGATTTGAAGGATCTGGAATTAGGTTATAATCAATTGATGGTTTTGTATCAGTCCAATATCCTGGCTTGGTTGCATTGATTCCAACCGAATCTACAGCACCAGTTCCATTTGCAAGAATATCCTTAACAATATCAACATAAGAATTGATAGCAGATGCTACTTCGGAACAATATGGTGAAACTGGATCAACAGCAATTGAAGCATCTGTAACTGGAAGGATTGCCGTGTATGTTCCACCACCAAGGGAATTCCTCATGGCAAGAATCATTTTCTCTCCAAGTTTTTCCCATGCATCAATGGCAGCGGCAGTTTCTTCTGTGGTTCTATTAATATAGGTTAATTCCTCTCCATATGGGTATCCAGCATTTGTGTAATAAAGTCTTGCAAACTCCACAACCTTCTCATTTCCACCAAATTTTAGGTGATATGTGATGGCATCAATTAGGTAACCAAGATCTCTATAACACTTACTTGCATCTGTGGATAAGATGTAGTTGTCATAGATATATCCACTGATTTCTTCTTGTAGATACTCTTTATTGTATGAGATTAAATTAGCAGCATCATAGAACGTTCCGCTATTAATTCCACTAAAGAAGAATGTTGCTGTATCTGATCCAGAGAATGATACTGGCGCTGTAAAAATATCTCCTGGTTCAACTGCAAAGGTATCTCCTGGTTCTACAGCAGCAGTATTTGTAGGAGCAGTAATATTACCTCCACTTGTTCCACTATATGTGGTAGTTCCATCTGGAGCTCCACCGCCACCGCCAGAGTTAGCAAGAGCAGCATGTGACAATGTAACTTGAGTGGCACTATCAATAGAAACAATCTTTGTTCCTGGAGAGTATGATCTTCCAGAACTAATATGCATACCAACAGCAAGATTGTTAGTATCTTGTACCGTAACTATTTTAGATCCTTGGATATAAGATACTCCAGTTTCTACAATATCCCAATTTCTAACAGAAAGTTTTGCTAAATTGGTAGCATACTTTATTATGCTCAGTGATTCAATTTTATTGTCAGTAATGTAATCATAATCAGTATCTTGATTAAAGAAAGAGAGATAATCAACCGTCTTTACATTACCACCAAACCTAACATCATGTTGATACGCATCAAGAATATGTGCTAGATCTCTTTCATAATCATCTTGTTTGGTGCTCCAATCCAGTAATGGATACTTTGATCTTCCATAACCAATAGATTCTTCTACGATGAAACTTTTGTTTCTTTCAATTTGATTGGCAGCGTCTAACCATCTTCCATTTCTCTGGAAAATGTTTCTAATCTTTTTAAAATACCTTGTATTATATTGACTATCTTTGAAACTAAAATATCTACCGTAGAAAGTAACACCTGCATAGAATGTAAGAGCTGTTAATGTACTACCAGTTAATTTCTGATATGGTCCTAGGGGTGGTTGGGAGAAAATGATATTATCTCCAGAAATAGTGTATGCTACCTCTGGCTCTTGAAGCACGCCATCAAGAGTTACAATTAAATTTTTAGCACTTATTGGAAAGAATGGGAATCCTTGGTCATCTAATAGTTGGAAAGTTGTTGTTCCTTGCAATCTACCATTTGAATCATAATATCCGTCAAAAGATCCATTAAGTGTAAATGTGAATGCACGGGATTCATTAAAATTAAACTCTGACGTAGCAGCTGATCCAACACCTTTTCGGATTCTTTGGTTTTCTATCTTCTGGATAGTTTGAGTTATCGTCCTTCTGGTATTTTCTACTGTGATTTTATTTTTGCTTGGATCCCAGAGTTGAATTACACTAAAATGAGATGCCTTTGGCATTTCTGCTGGCATTTCAACTGTTGCATCTGCTTCAATATCAACTTGTCCAAACAACTTGAAACCAGCTGGATGGGTTGTTGATTTGATTAAGTCTCTCCATTGTTCAATTGGAGTCTTTGACTTAATCACATATGAATAATCCTGATAGAAGAAACTATCGGTGATTTTTTGATTTGATACACCAAGTTTCCCTTTATCGGATTTGTAATATCCAACATTGTCAAAGAAAGCAGTTATGCTCTCTGTAAATGTGGTTGCATATACTGCCTTTACAGTTCCAGTTGCACGAGACACCAATCCTTCAATTGTAATGTCTTCCCTAAGTATCCCCCTAATATTCTCTAGTTTGAGAAGATTAGATCCAAGTCTCCATTCAGATACTGTTGATCTTGAAATTTCAGTTTGACCAATTTTTTGGATAACAGTTTCCCCTCTTTGGAAATTTCCACTAAAGTTCTTGAGAGAAATTGTATATTTGGATTCAAATTTAGAGGATACTGTCTTATCTAAATGAAATGCTCCACCATTTCTTATAATATTAATACTTTGCGGAATACCAATAGTTGAGCTATCAACATATACCTCTACATCACCCTCAACAATTTCAATAACAGGAGCATATGTATATCCTCTTCCTGGGTTATCTACAGTAATTGAGAAAATACTTCCATCTCTAACAACTAGATTAAAAGTTGCATCAATTCCATCACCGTCTACAATAACTGCTTTTGGATTTGTGTAATTTGATCCTTTTTCATCTAATGAAACTCCAGTTATAGTATTAGTTGCATTATCAAATAGAACTGTAGCTTTTGCTTTAAAGTTTTGATTTGGGTCAATACCAGCAATAACTGGAACCTTTTTGTAATTTAATCCAAGATTTGTAACCTTAATGGAATTTAATTCGCCAATTGCAAATTGTCCAGTGGTCGTATATGTGATTGAACCAGAACCATCCCAAAGTGGTGGTTCTATAATATTATATACAAATCTGTTTGCAGTAACATAATTTAATACCTTCTCGCCTTGAAGCGGATCTGCAATAATCTTTAGATACTTTCCATCGGAATCTACAATCCCATTTTTATCAAAATAGTAAAAATTCGTAAAATCTGTTCCAGTTTTTGTTTGATAACTATTTGAGGCAATTCTTGGTCCAAATCCAAATTTAACATCTGTAAATGCTCCAGGATTTCCAGGGAGAATGTTAGATGCTAATTTTTCCGTTGTAATTATATTGTAATTTTTACTAGGACTCAAATCAAAATATGTTCCAGTTAAAGATGGATGTGATGTGTCAAATTTGTATTTGTAATACTCTTGTATCTCGATAGTTGGGTTTGGAATATAATCAACGTTATCTTCGGAAAATTCAAACTTATATTCTATTGGATCTACTGTATCAATAGAAACCAATCTAGAAGGAACACTATCATCAAAGAAAGTGGTACTTACCTTTACATTTTTTGCTGTTTGTTTTGTTGTAGAATAGTCATAAACAATAGTTGCTTTTTGAGTTTCCAAATCATAAGAAGCAATATATCCACTACCAATTCCAGATCCTATTTGGAAATTTACATCAAAATTATATCTTGGTTTATACAAAGATACTTCTTGACCATTGTAGTGATCTGCATCAATTGTATTATCCCTTGCCCTTAAAACCGTAAGAGTTTTGCCTTCAATCGAAGAAACCTCAATAATTTCTTTTCCAATAAGAATCAAATCATTTTCAGAGATACCAGTTACACTATCGAGAGTAATCTTTGTAGATCCTGAAGCAAATCCAACATGATCAACATACAATGCCAACCTCTGTGTGCTGCCAAAATTAACAGATCTTTGTAAAGACTCATCATCAACTCCAAGATAATCTGCTTTTTTATATCCACTGCCACCATTTTGAAGTTGTATCGAAGATACAACTCCAGCATCGGAAACGGTAATAGTAGCTGTCAGACCACTACCAGACCCACCAGTTAGTGGTACATTAGTATATGTTCCTGCAGTATAACCAGCACCACCATTTAAAATTTGGAATCTTCCAACTCCAGTATCGTTTATAGAAGTCTTGAATTGCGGCGTCTTTAATACAACATCCTGATATAATCTTTTTCTCAAATAGTACGTTTTGGTTTTAGATGTATCATCTGGGAAGATATCAATATTGACCTTATCACCAACTCCAAGGCCATGATTTGATGATGTTTCAATAAGAGCAACACTTTGATTTACTTCAAATGGTTCCAAATTATCGCTTAAAGAAGTGAGGATAACTGGTCTAGTTCCAGATGTATCAAATAGGTTATCTGATTGTAAGAAATAATCATCTTGGTTAAATTGTAACCAATCTCCAGTTTCAACTTTAATCTCAACAACATTCTGAGAAGCAGTTCCATTTAAAATTTCTGCAGTAGCAATAGCAGGATTGATCCCATCTGTGAGGCTTAATTTGGCACCTTTTGTATAAGAACTTTTTTGATCTAAAAGAATAAAGAAAGTTTTGATGTCTGCTGAAAATGTTCCTGTATTATCAAAAGTGCCAACAACATTTTTTAATACAACAACATTATCGTTCTTAACCTCACCAACAATAACTCCAGACGCCCCAGATGATGGTTGTCTTAATGTATCATCTGTAAAGAGATATGCATTTTGAATAGTGGTTAGTTTTACTACTTTATTTTCATAACTATCGAGGTAAGATACCGCCTTTCCTTTTACTGATTCAACCAGTGCTTCCGCATCAGATCCATTTGTTCCTCTATTGTCAAAATACAGTTTAGAATTAACAGAAAAGTTACTCGATGATCTGTCAATACTGATTGCATCAACAGTTCCAGATTTTACTTCTGCAATTTCTGCAACAACACCACTTCCATTTTGTGGCATACCAGGAATAAACAATCTTTTTGAATTTTTTGGAATATCATTTTGATTGATATCAGAAGCATAATTACTTTCAACTGGAAGTGAATAGAAATTCTCTCCTAAAATATATGGATATTGTGGTACTTGATTGCTATCAATAGTAATAAAATAAGCATAAACTCCTTCTGGATAATCTGGAGTAATACAGAATCTTCCATTATTTTGATCTAGAGACCCAGATCTATGAGTATAAACATAATCATTTGTGAATGATCCCAATGGATATGTTGTCATAGAAGGTCCATCTGCCCTAGTTCCTTTTCTAGAATAACTTGAAGTCATTCTAACTATAGGTGATTGTGGGTCTAAAGGATTTTGATGAGCAAAAGGACCATAAATTGGATTTCCATCATAAGCAAATCCAATAATTGGAGAATGCACTTTTGTAGATGGTTCTAGTCCAGAAGGACCAATATTATCATTAAGAGCAACTCTAAGTGCTTTTGGATTGGCTACATGTCCATAACCATACTCCAAAACACTATTATAATTTTTAAAAACGTAACCATATTCAGAATCAAGATTAGATTCAAACTTTTTAAATCTATTAAAATTCCATTCCGTGAGAAGGGGGGTTGCCGTAGCACCCTTTCCAACAGGAATAACTTCAACCACTACAGTATTTTGATTATAGAAAGTTCCTTCATCATTTTTGATAAACCCAGTAATTTTTCCATCTGTGTTTACAATAGATGTATAGTCTGCAAATCTTCCCTTTCCATTTCTGTCTGTGATTCTAATAAGTGGTGGGGATGAATAATATTCTCCAGGATTATCAATAACCAGAGATGTAATCTTATCCCCAGTGACAATTGCACGAATAACTGCTCCCCTGCCAGATGTCACTTCTACAACTGGTGTTCTTCTAAAGGTATCTTTTGTATCAACAACATATCCCTCAACAACAGATCCAGAAAGAATTGCTCTTGCTTTATTTGGAACACCATCAAGTAATACAAACGGTGGCTTAGCATAACCGCTTCCTTGAGTATTAACTCCAATACTGGATAGTTTTCCATAGCGAATGCTCTCTGAATCTTTATATCCATAAACTCTAGATCCATTCAAAAGAATTCCAACTTCTGATTTTGGAGTATTATATTTTTCTGTAGTTCTAATTGCGTTCTTTCTTATAATACGAAGAATCTTTTGATCTTTGAGAGTTTGGGTTACTGTGGAACCATTGAGAATATTGTATGATGGAAAACTGGAAGTAGTAATATAGTAATATTGATCGTCTGCAAAAATAGCAGAGACATCAGTGGAAACATCATCGAGAGAAGATTGTAGTGATGGAATTGATGATATACTTACTGGAAGATTCTGATTTAACAACCATCTTATTTGATTTGTACCAGTTAATACAATTTTTGGATCCGATGTCTCAAATCCAGGATTTGAAATTTGAAGTTTATCGCCATTAAACGAATATGGTTGTGAAGTGCTTGGTCTAAAATTATACACAACACCAAATGTCAGCATGGTGACATTTGATCCAGAAATAGTAACTGGTTTATAAACTGTGGAACCAACTTCGTGGGTGTATGTTATATTTCCCCTTTTCTTAATTACAAACTGAGTTACAGTTTTTTCTTCAAACTTAATTCTTTCTTCACCAATCAGAATCTCTCCAGTCTTTCCCCATCCAACTGTAGAGAAAACATTAACCCTCTTCCCAACACCATCTGTTGATTGTAGTTCTTTTTCTAAACGAGTCTTAGTAGAAATTGCAAAAGATCCATTTACTGTTTCTGGAGCTAGAACAATGTTCCAAATTTGTTCTCCATCGGAAGTACCATCTGGATAAACATTATCAACAGTTGCTGATGCATATCCGTATTCATCAGTTTCTTCTTGAACAATGACATTTCCAATTAGATCATTTGGATCTCCAGATACAATCTTTGCTTTTATAGCAAATACATTAATCCAATCGGCATTTGATGCCTTGTATGTGTAATCTGTTGGATTATATGTTTCTGGAACATCTCTAGTGTCTTTTGCAACAATAGAATTAAAAATGAATCTAATAGAAGCAGTAGTTCCTTTTGTTTTGTAAAACTGCTTTATATTTTTGATGAGGGTCCTTTTGTCTATCGAACCCTTAAGATATTTTTCTGGAAACGATGCTAGGTATTGAGATTCAAAGCTCTTGATAAGAGCATAGAGAAAAAGATTACTTACGTTATATACAACAGATCCTGAAACGTGTCCTGCTGCTTCTGTAGTAACGAATGAAGACTGCTCATATAAATCTCCCAGGGTAGTGTTGCCACTGACCCCTCTGGAGCAATTTGTGAGGATATTTCCGTCTCTTCTACCATAAAAAATAATCTCATTATTAATTCTGACATATCCATTTTTATCTGGAAATGAATCTCCAGCATCCAACACAATAGTTGAATCTGATTCAGAGATAGTGCTACTCAAGAGAGTATTTTCTTTGAGCAAATTAGACTCATAATAATTAATATCTGCGTACTCTAAGATATTATTAGCAATGTCCAGAGGTTGCCCACTATTTTCCTGTGCCTCATAATACTTCTCCACAAACTTGGAGAACAATGGGTACTCATCAACTATAAAATTAGGAAGCTGAGACTCAATAAGAGCAGAGATTTTTTTGGTCTTAATTGCCATTTATTTACTCTTTGTACGCAATGAAGGTCGAATTTGCTACATCAACATCAAGATAAACTTCACGAGCTGCCTTGATATCATAAGATAGTGGATTTACTCTAACTGAGATACGATTGTCAAAGAATGATCCTTTGATTATTGTTAGATCATACATCATCAATTCGCCTTTTTCATAATTAATATCGCCAACTTCCTTGTCTAGAACAACTTTTTCACCAGTTATAGCATCTAGTCTATATAGGACAATTTTGCCATCCCTATCTTCTAAATAGACATCAAAATTTGGATACTCGGTTACTCTAAACGCAGTTGTAGCAAGGGTTGGACCATCGCAATCTTTATCAAATGCATTTTGGAAACATATTTCATAATATGTTGTGGAATTCAACTGTGGATAAAAATCCTTCCTCATTTTAACAGTAGTTAAATTGGAATTGATTGCTTTAGCAGAATCATCGATAACGCTAACAGCTTTACTAAATCTAAACTTTCCGTTGAACTTTTCTGTATCAGATCTTTCAATATAAGATTGAAAATTTTTTGTTACAAGTGCTGCTATTTGAGATGCTGTTAGATCTGTTATTGAACTATTGTAAAATATCTTACTGTTTAATTCAACATAGAGTATTGATGGATCTACTATTTCTGCTTGAATAGATGCCACAGCATACTTTTTCAACTCATCTAAAATTTTTTGCTTACTGAATGAAGTTAGATACGCAGAATCTCTAGGTTTCACAGAGATGAAAACTTTTCCATATTGTGGTGGGTCTTGATCTTCACCACCAAAAACAATAATATCTCCAACAGATGGATATGCGTTTCTCACTAGTGCTGAATAGTCAGACACTGTAACTGCTCTATTCTGTGTGCCAAATGTTTTTGGAGCACTATATTTTACCGATTGAATGCTTTCAATTTCTTCGCCGCCAGTTGCTGCAACTGTAGAATTGATAGTTGTATCAAATGATAGTGGAGAAATGCCAAACTCGTTTTCTAAAATTCCAGAAAATACAAAAGTTCGGATCCCATTTGCTTCTGGACCATTGGTAACAACATAACGAACAACAATTAAAGCTTGATCATCAAGTTTTTTTCCTATGACACCATCACCAAAGATCAACTCATATCGTTGGTCTTCAATTTCATTGAGGAAAAATGCTTTTGTTGTTGAAGTTACATCAAGAATATTATCAGCAAGAAGATATGGTTCACTAAAACTAGAACCATCTGCAAAGACTTCTACCTGAATCGTATCCGTGTCTATATTTCTGTTGTCTAAAATAAATCTTTGCGACTTATTAGAAGTATTGACAATAAACTGATTCTCTATCTGTGTGCCTTCTTTTACTAAAACGTTAGTGAAAGTTGCGACATCATTTACTACCTGCGTTTTTACATCCACAGGTGTTATGTATTGATAAATCTTATTATTGAATGATGCAACAAATCC